CTTTAGCTGCCTTAGTAATGGTGGTAAGTATGGTTTTTTCGGTTATTTTAGCCTCAAATCCCCTTGATTGGATCTTATTTTGGCTTATAGTGTCGTTGATGACAAAGGTATTAGAATCTACGTTAATGGTGTCAGAATAGGCATAAGTACGCATATAATCAGATACTATGCGTATAGTATCATGTACGGTATATTGTACAGAATCATGTACAGTATCGGTAGCTATTATAACATAAGGAATATCTTTTCCTTGCAACCACCTGGAGGTCACCTTTGTTTGATACACAGTATCGGTCTTTACAGACTCTATAACAGGGCTTGATTTATGGCATGACTCATATAGCCATACCATAGCAAAGAAAGCAAGGATAATGATTAAATAGTCCTTTATGGCTTTCATATCTTAAGGGTTAGAAAAAGGTAACGGAAGTACAACAATTGGTGGGTTAACTTGATTCTCTATTTGAGCATCTAAATTAAGGTCTAAAGCCTCTACATCTATTGAAGCATCCAACCAACCACAAACAATGTCATAGGTTAAGTCCTCGTATGGGATAAAGTTAATAACATCATCCTTTGAAAAGGATTGAGTACCATAGACACTTGCGGTGTATTCTTTATCGTTGATTGTTTCTTTTGCAAAGCGAGTCCAATGTGCTACCACAACAAAGTCTGTTAAATCGCCATCTTGTGGAACGCAGTCTAATTGATTTATAAACCAGTATTTCATATTTATAATTTTTCTATTTCTTGTTTTACTAATTCCCAATATCTAATTGCAGTTCCTTCATTTTCTTTAAATTCAGGATAATTTGGATTTGATTCTAATATCTCATCTACTGATAATAATGCAAATTCTTTAGCTACTTCTATATGCAAACAATCAGTATCAGATTCCTGTGATAAAGGATGTTGAAATCTTGTAATTAATTCTATTGCTTTTTCTTTTGGTGTCATAGTGTTTATTTTGATTCCAAAGCTACAATTTTATTTGATAATTCTTCTATTTCTGCTTTAAGTTCTTGAATGGCTTTTATATAGACTGCGTGAAGTTGGTCATAGTTAATACCCATTTTTCCCGTTGATGGTGTTACAAATACTGCTTCAGGTATTATTGATTCCATTTCTTGTGCTATGTTACCATTTTGTCTACCTTCTCCGTAATTTTTATACTCATCAATAAAATTAAACCATACAGGATTCATTTTAAGTATTTCATTTAAACCATACCCAATAGAAGTTATGTTATGTTTTACTCTTATATCCGAAACCGGTGCGGATAAAAAACCATTTGCATCAGCTAATACTGCTCTACTTCCTGTTCCTGATAAATTACCAATTGCAACACTACCACCTTGTCTTTGTATATATAAATTTTTATTAAATCCAACACCTTGTGTAATTGCTTGAATTTCTGCATAAGATGCATCTGCTCCAATTAGTAATTGATGCGTAGTATCTGTACCAGCAGCAAATGTTCCTAATGTTGAACTACCTACAAGTGTTAATCTTTGACTTGCTGTACTCGTTCCGATTCCAACGTTACCCCCCGTAACTCTCATTCTTTCTGTACCACTATTATATAAAGCAACATAAGAACCATCTATTACAGTTGGCCCATAAGTACTTGTTGTCCAATTGTATGTAAATATTGAACCAATACCTGCACCTGCTGAACCATAATTTAAAAACATACCTGCACCTGTTGTGCCTGTAAATCCTCTAATTGTTGCACTTTGTCCTATCTCTACACTACTTGAGAATGTAGCAGCTTTAGCCGCTATATCATAAAGACCACTTGCGTCAAATGTTACAAATTCAATTCTTGTAGAAGCATCTTGTTGTCTTATTCTTGATGTAGTACCAAAAGCAAATCCGTTTGTATTTGCTGATGAAGCTGTAACTATACCACTAAACGTAGCACTTGTAGCTGCAATAGTACTTGAGAAATTAGCAGCACCAATTACGCTTAAATCAGCACTCAATCTTGTAGTACCATTAACTTGGAAATTAGCACCAAAATCACTTCCGCTATAATTTATTATTACATTTCTTGATGTACCTAAAATATGTATTTGATTAGGATTATATACATCTAAAGTAAATGCTGGATTTACAGTAAAGTAAATGTCTGCTCTTGTTTCTCCACCGCCACTATTAGTTCCAAAAGCTAACTTGTTATCAAAAACAGTATTAATTAATAAAGTATTTCTTAATGTTGGGTTTGCATAAACAGTAGATACATAGTTTATTTGACCAACTGTTGTACCTGCTGCATTTTGAATAGACAATCCTGATAATGCATTATCGCCTGTACTTGTATTCCTAATATTTAAACCAAGAAAGGTATTGTTGCTATATGTATTATTTATTAATCCGTTAACAGTTAATCCACCAGTAATTAAACCAGCACCGCTTACAGTTAAAGGCACAGTTGGTGTTGCTCCGTTAATACCTACATATCCTGTTGTATCTACATATAAACCAGTATTAATACCAGACCTTAATAAAATTGTTCCACTTGTAACCAAACTTACATTTCCGCTTGGTGCTTGTATATATGTTGGTGAAGATTCATCTGTTGCGTTAAAGTATAAAGCACCAATAACATTTATAGAATTATCAAACCTTGCATAACCAGCTACTTCAAGTTTAGTTGTAGTTTGAGTAGCACCTTGTTTATTAATTAATGTTTTACCACTTGTATTTTGGTTTAATATTAATTCACTACCTAAAACAAACAATCTTTTTAAGCTATCATCAGACGCTTTTCTTGCTCTTATATATGCTGAATCAGGAGCATAACCTGGTTTACCACTTTCAGTATTAAAAAATAATTCAAGATTAACTCCACTTGTAGGTAGAACAAAAGCTGGGTCTGTATTTTGAACAATAGTTAAATATCTATTTAATTCAGTAAAGTTGTTTACTCTTAATCTTGAATTAATTTCAACTTGACCAGTAGGACTTCCTGTTGCAGAACCATCATCATATATTGAACCACCTTCTATATTTGTACCAGCTACATTATATCTTATAACTCGATAAGAAGAACCACTTATACTTGGAATTTGTGAAGTCAAAGCTAATTGACCATTAGCACTTGGTAATGTATAACTATAAGTTCCGTTAGATAAATTACCGAATACTGTTAATACACCACTTACATTTAGATTAGCAGCAGTTAATGTTCCACCAAATGATTTATTCCCACCAAATGATTGTGCTCCTGTTGTTACTAAACCTCTATTTGAAGCATCTGCGCTTGGTATATTAAAAGTATGCGTAGAGCCACTTGAAACAATATTAAAGTCCGTTCCACTTGTTCCAACCGCAAGGTATTGTACTTGTTTAGTTAAACCATTTAAAGCAGTAATTCCTGTGCTAAATGTAGTTATAACTTGACACAAATGACTATTTTCAGTATGTAAAGTTATTGTTCTACCGCTATTGTTTACAAAAACCCTAAGCATTATTCTATCTGTTACAGTTAATGCTGTACTTGGAACTGCTAAAGCAGTTGTATATAAATCAATTGTAGTACCATTTGTGATTCCTTCAGGAGTTGCAGAACTACTTGATATTAACGTAAAACCACCTACTGTATTGTATTTGTATAATTCAACATAAAAAGATGGAGTTCCACCATTACTTGATGCACTAAAATACATCTCAAGATTCCAATTACCTGCTGGTATTTCCAATAAGGATGGATCATTAGCATCGGTAATAAATTGAGCAATTAAATCATTGTTAGATACAGAGAAGTTTGTCCCAGAACCTATTACAGGAGTTTTACTCATTTGATAATAAACTGAACCATTAATATTTCCTTGATTAACACTCCCGTTTAAATAATAAGAAACCGAGCCACCTCCACCACCTCCAGATGTAGGAAAATTAGCTAATGTACCATCTCCCCTTACATATTGAGAAGCAACTCCATCTAAAGCAGTTATTACACCGCTATTAGCCACTACTGGACCTTGTATTGCCCTTATCTTTGCTTCGCCTGTAACCTGTAATTGTGAACTCATTTATATATAAATTTTAACTATTATTTTGCAATTATTCTAACAAACTCATCAGCCGCTAAAGCTCTGCCAAAGGTAACAACTCCTGTCGTAGCGTTAAATACCACATTATCACCTGTAGGAACACCTGTAGTTAAGATACTTCTAACTTCCATTCCACCTCTTGTAACTGACAAGCAAGTGCCACCAATAGCTGCTGAGAATGTAATGGTAGTTTCTCCACCTGTAGCTGTATATTGATACATAATAACATTTGATGTTTCTACAACTACTGAACCGCCTGGCGTAACCTGAGCACCTGATATTGTATAAGCACCAGAGCCTTGTAGTGACACGCTATATGTTGATGCAGCCTCTACCCCAGCACTAAGGCTAAGTGAGCTTAAATTGGCTGTACCAGTGAATACGGTGTATCCTAGAGTATCGCTACCATCCGCATTATCATTATCTATCTGAAACTTAACTAATATTGATTGTCTTGTCAATTGTAGGTTTGCTAAGAATAAATAAGAATAATCTTGTAAAGCTATAAATCCATCACAGTTGATAGTCCATGAAGCAACATCATTCTTATACTCTTTAAACCATGCAGAAGATGCTGATGTAACTTCTATCTGATCTACTGAAACCTCAAAAGAGCAGTTTGTAGATGCCCCAAATGGTATTGATAAAGGTATAGTTGTATTAGCTGTAGCTTTATTGCTACCTTCTGTATAAAAAGTTGCAGTTTTGCTAGTCATTTGCAATACACCTACTTGTATTACAATTCTTTCATTAGCTAGTAATGTAACGCCTGGAAATGCGTATGTCTTAGTATATTGTTTAATACCCAACTGAGTAAATGGAATAGTTCCTGTAGCACCTATTAAAGTTAATGTTGTGCCATTATATTTATAAATGCTATAATAAAATGCAGGATTTGACACTAAATCACCTGTTATTGAAGCAAATGACTCAAACGTCCAAGTACCAGCAGGTATATTTAAAGTAGGAACATCTGTAATAAACCCAGCAATTATCCCATCTCCTGTTTTAGTAAAATTAGTAGCTGCACCATTGTTGTCAATTAATCCAAATTGCTTATAATTTAAACCGCTAATGGTTGTTACCGAAGTAGACCCATTAAAATAAAAGGTTGGGTTTAAGTTTGTATAGTATAGTACTATGTTTGTGCCGTTTATTACTGATGCCATTATTTATAAGTTATATATTAAGATTCTAAATATTTTATTGTTTCTACTGACAAGTTATCATCATTTGTAATTTCTAATAGTTGCAAAGATGTTGTTCTATCTCCATAACTATCAACTGTTAATCTATTAGCTATAAATGTCTTGTCATTATAGCTTAAAGCATCAGTAGCAGAATCCACTACTGTATATTTT